AAAGCATATGATGCTATTGTTAAAAGAGGTGCAATGAAAGAAGATGAAGATAAAGAACCATCTAAAGCAGATCTTAAAAAAACAAAAGGTTTAGCCAAAGCAAAAGAAGAATTAGCTTTATTAACTCGTGAGATGAAATCATTAGCTAAAAAGTATTCCAAAGCTGAAGGTGAAGAAAAAGAAAAGTTAGTTAAAGTCTTAAAAGATAAAACTAAATTAAAAAAAGAGTTAGAGAGTATTATAGATAAGTAAATATGAAATTTAACGAAAGGTTTTTGTATTCATTAAAGATTGTTATTTTATTAGTTATTATAGCTTGGCTATTATTTTCTAATGAAGAAGATTATACTGAAGATTACAATGCTAAAATAATAGCATTAGGACAAAAAGTCGATTCGTTGCATCATATAAATGACGAATTGACTTTTAAAATTGATACATTAAATGGTCAAATATCAAAACTAGATCAACAAATTGATTTAAAAGATAATAGAATAAGAACTTTAAAATGGAAAGTAAATGAAAAAGTTAATGCCGTTGATTCTTTTGATGATGATGAGCTTGAAAGGTTTTTCACAGAACGTTACGGACAGTACATCGATTCAATTGAAAAAACCAATAGCGAAACTAGTAATTAAGGATTTAATTACTGGTGATGGAGCTAAAGAAGAATTATCACTTAGTTTAAGTAAAATAAGATTATTAGAACAAAAGGTTGTTTTAAAAGATAGTGTTATAGGAAGTTTAAATTTTCAAGTAGGGAATTTTAAATCTATAATGATAACAAAATCAGACCAACTGACTTTATCTCAAGAATTATCTAAAAGACTCCAAACAGATTTAAAAAAGCAAAAATTAAAAACTAAACTAATGGGTGGTGCTGGTTTAGTGGCTATTGCTGGGGTAATTCTTATATTAAAATAATATATGTCTGATTTAAAAAAAGTAATACGTCAAGAATATTTAAAATGTGCCCAAGACCCCGTACATTTTATGCGTAAATACTGTTATATACAGCACCCCCAACGTGGACGTATACAATTTAATCTATACCCATTTCAAGAAAAAGTACTAACGTTAATGCGCGATAATCCATATTCGATTATCTTAAAATCTAGACAATTAGGCATATCTACATTATCCGCAGGTTATTCTTTATGGTTAATGACATTTCATAAAGATAAAAATATTTTATGTATTGCAACTAAGCAGGAAACTGCCAAAAATATGGTTACAAAAGTAAAATTTATGTATGAAAATTTACCTTCTTGGCTTAAAATAGATGCAGCCGAAAATAATAAATTAAATTTAAGATTAAAAAATGGATCCCAAATAAAAGCAACATCAGCAAGTAGTGATGCTGGTAGATCAGAAGCAGTATCTTTATTATTAATTGATGAAGCAGCATTTATTGAAAACATTGGAGAAATTTGGGCATCAGCACAACAAACATTAGCAACGGGAGGTGGTTGTATAGCATTATCAACCCCTTATGGTACAGGTAATTGGTTTCATCAAACATGGACTAGAGCAGAATCTTCAGAAAATGAATTTTTACCTATTAAATTACCTTGGTATGTTCATCCTGAAAGAGATGAAGCATGGAGAAAAAGACAAGATGAATTACTAGGTGACCCCAGAATGGCAGCACAAGAATGTGACTGTGATTTTTCAACTTCTGGTGATATTGTATTTTACCCTGAATATATAGATTTTTACGAAAAAACTTATATAAAGGATCCAATGGAAAGAAGAGGCGCGGATCAAAATTTATGGGTTTGGGAATCACCTGATTATACAAGAGATTATGTTGTAGTAGCAGATGTTGCTCGTGGGGATGGTAAAGATTACTCAGCATGTCATGTGATTGATGTAGCAAATAATACACAGGTTGCTGAATATAAAGGACAATTAGGTACAAAAGAATTTGGACATTTATTAGTTGGTTTAGCTACTGAATATAATGAAGCAATGTTAGTAATAGAAAATGCTAATATAGGTTGGGCAACTATACAAGTTGCTTTAGATAGAGGATATCCAAATCTTTATTATTCACAAAAGAGTGACTCCCCCACTTCTAATTCGTATTTTGATAAATATCAAGATCACTCTAAAATGGTAGCAGGTTTTACAATGTCATCTAGAACAAGACCTATGATAATAGGTAAATTTCAAGAGTATATTAGCGATAAAGGAGTAACAATACAATCTAAAAGGTTAATTGAAGAAATGAAAACCTTTATATGGAGAAATAATAGAGCAGAAGCCCAGAGTGGGTATAATGATGATTTAGTTATGTCCTTTGGCATTGCTATGTATATTAGAGATACTGCATTAAAAATGAGACAACAAGGATTGCAAGCGACTAAAAATGCATTAAATAATATGACTGTAAATAGAACGGCATACCAAGGTAGTTATTTTTCAAAGGGTGCTGATAATCCTTATCATATTGATACTAAAGATGGTAAAGAAGATATTAGGTGGCTTCTGTAGTAATATTTATAATAATAATAACAAATTATGGCTGATAAAAGCGTATTTTCAAGATTAAAAAGATTATTTTCAACTGATGTAATTATCAGAAACATTGGGGGAAATCAAATAAAAACTATTGACTCGGGTCATATTCAATCCAGTGGGGAGTATGAGACTAATTCATTAGTTGATAGATATAATAGAATTTATTCTACTGCTCCATCTTCATTATATGGGGCCCAATTCAACTTAAATTATCAATACTTACGCACCATGATCTACTCAGAATATGATGTAATGGATCAAGATGCAATTATTGCTTCCGCCTTAGATATTTTAGCAGATGAATCTACTCTAAAAAATGATATGGGGGAGGTTCTTTCAATTAGGAGTGCTAATGAAGATATTCAAAATATATTATACAATTTATTTTATGATGTATTAAATATTGAGTTTAATATGTGGATGTGGATTCGTCAAATGTGCAAATATGGCGACTTTTTCCTAAAATTAGAAATAGCTGAAAAATTTGGAGTATATAATGTTATACCTTATACAGCTTATCATATGGAAAGACAAGAGGGGTACAATGAAGAAAACCCACAAGAAATTAGATATATTTACAACCCAGAAGGATTTGTAGGGGGAGGGACTAGCAGCTCAGGTTATTACACAGTAAATCAAAACCCTGACAATACAACAGGAATTGTATTTGACAACTATGAAATGGCTCATTTTAGATTAGTAGGTGATGTTAATTATCTTCCTTATGGTAGAGCTTACATAGAACCAGCTAGGAAATTATTTAAACAATATACATTAATGGAGGATGCTATGTTAATCCACAGAATTGCTCGTGCTCCTGAAAAACGAATTTTTTATGTAAATGTAGGAGCTATTCCACCTAATGAAATAGAAACATTTATGCAAAAAACTATTTCAAGTATGAAACGTACCCCGTTTATGGATGAAAAAACAGGTGAATATAATTTAAAATATAACATGCAAAATATGTTAGAAGATTTTTATATTCCTGTTCGTGGTAATGATAATACTACTAAAATAGATACTACACCTGGATTACAATATGATGGTATTCAAGATGTAGAATACTTAAGAGGCAAATTATTTGCTGCTCTTAAAATTCCAAAAGCATTCCTAGGATACGAAGAAGGAATAGAAGGTAAAGCTACATTAGCCCAACAAGATATTAGATTTGCTCGTACAATTGATAGAATCCAAAGAATTATATTATCGGAGTTAAATAAAATTGCTTTAGTCCATTTATATACTCAAGGGTATACGGATGAAACACTAACAAATTTTACACTAAATATGACTACCCCTTCGATCATTTATGATCAGGAAAGAATTGAGTTAATGAAATCAAAAGCTGAATTATCTGCTACTTTACTAGAACAAGGTTTAGTACCATCTGATTGGATTTATGATAATATTTATCACTTTAGTGAAGATCAATATGATGAATATAGAGATTTAGTTAGAGAAGATGCTAAACGTAAATTTAGATTAGCTCAAATAGAAGCAGAAGGAAATGATCCAATTGAAACAGGCAAATCGTATGGTACCCCTCACGATTTAGCTTCATTGTATGGTAAAGGAAGAATGTATGATGACCCAGGGAATGTTCCTGAACCAGAAAAATATGCTGCCGATAATCCTAAATTAGGTAGACCAAAAGATACTAATGTAAAACGTAACACACAAGATGATAATTTTGGAAAAGATAGATTAGGAGTCAAACGTATGAAAGATACAGATAAAAATGATTCTGATTCTATTAGACCAAAATTTAAGGGTGGCAGTCCATTAGCTCTTGAAAGTGCCAAAACTGTTTTCTTAAAAAATAAAGACATTTTTAAAAAAATGACTCAAAAGAAATTAATTTTTGAGGAAGATAAAGATACATCTTCATTATTAGATGAAAACCAATTAAAGAAGTAAAAAATTTTACATATTTATAAATAAATATATTTTTTGATGAAAATAAAACACTCAAAGTACAAAAACACAGGTATATTATTTGAACTGTTAGTACGACAAATTACCGCTGATACACTTAAAGGTGGTAATTCACCAGCTATAGATATATTAAAAGAATATTTTGTTAATACTAGTTTAGGCAAAGAATATAAATTATACGAATCTGTAATTAAATCTAAAGTAATAACTGAAGGTAGGGCTACATTAGTTATTGATACTATATTAGAAGCATCTACTAAATTCAATAGAAAATCTTTAAAAAAGCAAAAATATAATTTAATTAATGAAATTAAAAAGCATTATAATTTAGAATCTTTTTTTGGTTCTAAAATTTCAAATTATAAAGAATTAGCTGCTTTGTATACTTTAGTAGAAAATGTTAATTCAAAATCTATATCTAACCCAACACAGTTAGTTGATAATAAAATTACTTTATTAGAACATTTAACTAAAAAAGAAGTTACTCAAGATTCAAAACAAACAGTACTTGAAGAATTCTCTACATATGATAAAGATGTAAGAACTCTTACTTATAAAGTACTACTAGAAAAATTTAATGATAAGTATGATTCATTAACTAATGATCAAAAACAAGTACTTAAAGAATACATTAACTCAGTAGATTCCACCCCTGATTTAAGAAACTTTTATAATACTAAAATTAGCGAATTAAAAAATATTTTAGTTAAAGAAACTAAAAATATTAAAGATAAAGCTACTCAAATAAAAATTACTGAAGTATCTAAATTTTTAACTGAATTAAAGAAAACTGATAAAGTTGGAGATGATAATTTAGTTAATCTGTTACGTTATTATCAATTAATAAATGAAATACAAGTAGCAAATGGCTCTCAAATATAAACTTAAAGAAGCACCATCCCCTAATTTAGCCAATCAAGTTGGAGCTAAAATTGGTGATGTATCTTATTCTAAAGATGGAGACACTAAATTTGTAGTTAATTCTATAGATAAAGAAACAGGTCAAATAGGATGGAAAGTAATTGAACTCCCAGCATTTGATAAATTGAATGATGATGTTGATGAATTAGTTTCTACAGCCAAAGGAGTTTATACTAAAACCAAATCAGACGAAGAGTTTAGAAAAATATACGAAGAAGCTAGATTATTAAGAAATAAAATTAGAAAACATCTTCGTAATGAATACC